GCACGCTGCTCCAGATTGTCGCGCAGGAACCATTGATAATAGTATGATTGCCATTATCAAACCAGAAGAAGATGTTCCTAAACTCTGGCGTGAGATTGTAGAGAAGACCTATCCAAAGTCTGCTGTTCCTTGGGAAGCAGAAGCAAAGTGGGCTGGTAAGACAGAAGGAATGACTGCCAAGGCACTTGATGTTTGTGCTGCTGGACCCATGTGGGAGGTTTACAAACCCACTCCTCTTACGCTAGAATGGTTGAAGAAAAACGGATACGTTAAATGACCTTTCCACTCTTTGTTGATGACCCAAACACAAATAAACAAGTAGAAGTTCCTCAGGAGATTCTATTTTATTGTGATAACTATACTGTGGATTCTGATCGTGAACATCTTCGTTATCTTGATTGTGTGAATATGCACATGGGATATTATGGAAACTCTAAGGATGTTCTTGAAAAGTATCGGAATGAGTACTATAATTACATTGAAGTTCGTCCAGTTTTTGAATGAGAGAACGTATTGCATTTGTTCTTCCTTTTCTTCAAATTATTATTGCTTGCTACACTTTATGGAGGATTGATAATCCACCTGAACATTTTTGTGTTCCTACAACTCCTAACTTTACATTCAGGTGTTTCCAACAATAAATAATTAATTCCAAAGACCAGCCAAGAAGAACTTTTGCCGTTAATTTATTATAGTAGTTCTTTGTTGGATATTAAAGTTTAAACATGGTATCATACACCAGAGACATGCTGATAAAGGGCATTGTCGCAAAAGAGATGATAGACTATACTGGTGAAGACTATCATAAACGTTTAAAAGAGTTGTATCACAAATGGGAACATGAATCAAGTGAAACTCTTTGTAAAAAATATAATCAATTGGAAGACACAAGTATTAATGTAGACTCACTTACACCATAATTATTATGACAGAAGAAAATACTTCCAAGTTCCTCAATAAGATTGCTGAGGAACTTGGTGGAAAATGGTATACGCAAGTTGTTGCTGATAAGCACACTGAACATAAACGTATTGTAATAGAATACGGACATAAGAAGATTAAAAACTAAATAGTGTAGATTCTCAATCTACAATGCCAGAACAAAAGAAAGAAATTTCAAAGGTTGTAGAGAAAGATCACGAAGAAAACAGAGAATGGTTAGCGGATTTGGTTAAGCTTGTAGTCTTAATCTGGTCCGCTTCTTTATTAACTGCTTCTTATATCAGACTTCCAACAGGTCAGAAAATTTTAGACTTTGATCCTACATTCATTGCTTCTGTATTCTCAGGATCTTTAGCTGCATTCGGTTTATCACCTGCTAGAAATGGTGGTAATGGTGCAAAGACACCTAATGGAAACACTCCTACTGGAAAGAAAGAAGACCAACCACCAGTAGCATCTGCTATTGATAGACCAAAACAATGAAGAAAATAACTAATGGTGTTATTTTATTTCTTGCTGTTACTGTTGGTGTTGGCCATATTGGTATTATTGGACATCTTATGAAGGTGGGCAACACCATAAGTAGTCCAGTCATTAACATTCCAGACGGTAAATATTCTTCTTACGAACTGAATGTAAGTAAGGACGGATATAGTGTGAAGTATCGTGCTAATGATCCAAAGGTTCTTTCTACTGAAAGGTCATTAGAACTTGATAGAACCAAGAAAGGATTGTTTGGTGGTGGAACTGAAAAGAGAAATGAATACCGCAAAGACGAATATACCGCAGAAGGATATCGTAATCTTGGTGGAGGTGAAATAAATGAGGAGGGAAAGTCTGCGGAAGAGATAGAGTGTTTAATAGCGGACGCTGGAGCACGGTCACAAGGTGCTCTGGCAGGAACTAGCATTGCTACTGGTGCTCTTGCTCCCGCAGTATTAAACATTCCTTACATTGGTTGGTTAGCAGCAGGATGGATGACTCTGTTAGGTCAGAGAGTTGGTTCTAGTATTGGTTCAGAAGTTGGTAGTGTGTTTAATGACTGCTGATAAATATTTTTCAAGGTAGATTAACTTATATGGATCACGATATTAACTCTCCTGTATGGAGTGTGATTATACTTCTCTGTTCTGGACTTGCATTTACTGCATATGTTGTCGTATATATATTAAGACTAGCATTCCAGGAGATGCAAGAAGATGGGCAAACCCAAGAACAAGAAGGGGAAGTCCGCCAACGCGAAACAAAATAGCGGTAACGCGACAGCAAAGAAGGCCAAGAACGGAGGCAAGAAAAAATAAATTATGAAACTTTGGATGCTTGGTAATCGCCTCACTACAGAGATGTATGAGCGTGAGAGATTTATTGAAGAAGCAGCGAAAGAGAATATTGATTTCTCAGTAGTATTCGCAGACGAAATCGATTTAATTGTTTCCAGAGATGACCGCAAATCCATTCGATATCGTAATGATATTGTTTCTCTCCCAGATAGTTTACTTGCTAGGACTGGGAGTGGCACTGGTTATTTTAACTTATCTGTTCTCAGACAATTTGAAAGACTGAATGTGCCAACACTGCCTAATTCAAATTCAATTGAGCAGTCAAAGGATAAGATGTATGCCAACCAGATTCTGGCACAGGCAGGACTTCCCATTCCTAAGACAATGCTTACTCGTTTTCCGTGTAATGCGGATTTAGTTGAAAAGCAAGTAGGATTTCCTTGTGTTATTAAAGTTGTCACTGGATCTCATGGTGCTGGTGTTTATTTGTGTGAGAACGCCAAGCAGTTTGAAGACCTTTCAGAACTTATTTCTTCATTGGACTTTAAGAACTCTATGATTGTTCAAGAGTATATTAAAGAATCTGAAGGAAAGGATTTGAGAGTTATTGTGATTGGCGGTAGAGTTGTTGGTGCTATGCAGCGCAAATCTACAGACGGTTCATTTAAAGCCAATATTTCCCGTGGAGGTCAAGGGGAAGCATACGATGTTGATGAGCAAATGGAGTTACTTGCTATTCAAACTGCAAAAGTTCTTGATCTTGATATTGCTGGTGTTGATCTTTTATTTCATAGCGACGGATACAGAATCTGTGAAGCAAACTCCTCACCGGGATTTAAAGGATTTGAAGCGGCCTTAGGCATAAACATCCCTCAAAAAGTATTTGATTATGCCAAGTTGAGGTGCTATATATAAGATAGAGTAAGGTAAAGATATGGGTGCGATGGTTCCACCTAGCAGAAAGAGCTGCTATAACTTCCGAGTAATCGAAATCAACAGAGTGATTGATGGTGATACTATTGATGTGACTATTGACTTGGGATTTGACCTTTATAAGAAAGAAAGAGTTAGAGTTGCTGGTGTTGATACGCCAGAGAAGCGCACGAAAGATGAGGAAGAAAAAGCATTAGGATATGACGCAACAAATTGGCTCAAAGAAAAACTGGAAGGTGCTATTTCGGGAGAAGATGAGCTTATTGTTCGTACTGAGCTTGTTGGTGGTGTTGGAAAATATGGCAGGTTACTGGGTTGGTTATACATTGGAGACGCCGAACTCTCACTCAATGAACAAATGATTGCTGAAGGACTGGCGTGGGAATACGATGGGGGGACAAAGAAAAAAGATTTTGAGGAACTTCGTGAGATACGCAGGAGGTTAGGAACTCTTGTAGAGTAGTGTAAAGTTTTATTACTTGCTTACCCTTATGGTGGATAAATAATAGTAGTTGTATTTGCTGCTATGAAACATATCCACCATATTATTCCTAAGCATATGGGAGGGACTGACGACCCTTCCAATCTTATAGAGTTGTCTGTTGAGGAACACGCAGCAGCACATTGGAAACTTTATGAAGAGCACGGAAATGAGTTAGATAAGATTGCTTACGAAGCTCTTTCTGGAATGATAGGACACGAAGAAGTTATAAAAAAGGTATTGAGTGAAAGTGGTAAAAGAGGTGGATCTAAAGGTAAGGGAAAAACTGCTTGGAATAAAGGAAAAAAGATGTGGTCTGAAGAAGACCGAGAAAGAATGAGTAGAGAAAGGTCAGGGAGGAAATGTAATATTAGTGAAGAGAGTAGAGAAAAGATGAGGGAGGCTGGCAAAAAGAATAAAGGTAGAAAAAGACCTGACCTCGCAGAGAGAAATAAGCAACGAAAAGATATAAATATTCCAAGAGATGAAAATGGCAGGTTTGTCAAAAAGTAACTTAATGTTAAGATATAATACTTTTTGAGTAAATAATAAAAGAATAATTTTTAAATATGGCAGTTAGTGCTTATAAGAAAAAGCAGACTAAAAGAAATCCAGAGAAGACATTTTTTCTCTATGTGATTTTCTATCATTTGTTTAGTGGTATTGGTAATATTTTTAAAGGAATATTTCATCACGACTAATGCCAGAAATTCCAGAGATTGGAACACGGAGACTTCAAATACCAGAAGTCTCTACTTGGATATTCGAACCATCACAATCTCTACCACCAATAGTTCCAGTAACTACTAACATTGGATTGCCCATTGTTGATATACCTGGATGTGTGGAAGCTCATAGTAGCAAAAGTAACTCTAAGACTATTCAGTCAGATGACCCAAATGGTGTTTTGACTTATTGTGATGCTGGTGTTCCTTCTTTTAATCCGATTGAATTTACCCCAGAGGAAGTGATACCAACTCGCCCTGCTAGACTTCCTCCATATAAAAAACCAGGAGAACCTCCAAAACCACCACAAGAGGTTTCTCTTCCAAAAATACCAGAAGTAAACACAGTAAATTGTTTACCTGATGAGACTTATAATGTTCAGTTAAGGAAATGTGAGAAGAACATTATAGAAGTTCCTTCCGAACCTGACATCTCTTGGCATCAAGAATACTTACCAGAACCAGGAATCGTGATTCAAACATCAGTCATTGCCGCCACTGCTGCTGGTGCGGCGATATTTGCAAAACCCATTGCAGATATAGTTCTAAAAGCAGTTAAACCAATAGTTAAAAAATTGGTTAATAAGGTTGCTAAGATACGTGGTAAGAAAGAAGTAGTTAAATCAGTCTTCGAAAGAAGAATGGAACAAAAGCATCTTAGGGGTTGATTTTATGTAAGTGTGGATGTTCGTGCTTGGGAACCTGAGTTACATTCTGAACCACAACATCTGCACAGACTTTATAGTAAGGACTCTTGGGATGGAAAGTAATACCTTGCTTCATTAATTCCCCACAGTTTTTAAGTCTTGCGATCTCAAAATCCAATCTCTTATTAGCAGTTAGTTGCTTCATCATTTCGATGTTAGCAGCAGCTGCTTCTTTACATTGTGCTTGAAGTTTTTTATCTAATGGTTCTGACCAAGTAATAGAGAATCCAACGCCAAGGTTGTAATTATCTTTTTGTCCAGTTCTAATGGGAACCTGATATAATACATCACCAGGATTATCTGGTGCTCCATCTTCATCAAGGTCTCTCATATCATAT